ATGCCGAATAGCGCGGTCGCGCAGGGCGATGGCGCTCCCTCGGGACCGGCGGTCGCCGCGACCGAATGGGTCGCCAAAGGCGCATGGTACGCCCTCGCCGTCCTCGTCGCGATCACCCTGTTCGCCTTTGTCGACCGGCAGGTGCTGATCCTCGCCGCAGCGCCGCTGGCGCGCGATCTCGGGCTCAGCGACGGCCAGCTCGGCATCGTCCAGGGGCTCGCTTTCGCCGCGTTCACGACCGTCGCCGTCTTTCCCCTGAGCTGGGCGGCCGATCGCTTCGACCGGCGGCTGGTTCTCGGCCTGTGCATCATCGTCTGGTCGCTGGGCACCGCCGCGTGCGGATTGGCCCAGAGCTATCTTCAGCTCTTTCTGGCCGCGGTCGCGATCGCCGCGGGCGAGGCGGGCCTCGCACCGATCATCATGGCGATGATCCCGAGCCTGTTCGGCGGGAGCAAGCGCGCGCTCGCCAACTCCATTTTCTATTTCGTCTCGTTCGTCGGCATTTCGGGCGGGCTCGCGCTTGGCGGGCTCGCTTTGGGATGGCTGAACCTGATCCATCCCGAACTTCCGCCGAATCTCCAGCGCTTCGAAGCCTGGCGTCTGGCGTTTTTCGTCGTCGCGCTGCCGGCGCCGCTGTTCCTGCTGCTGCTTGGCCTGACGCGGCTCGGCCGCCGCCAGCCGGCGGCGGCCGACCTGCAGGCGCCCCGCGGCGCGGCGCGCTTCACCCCCTTTCTCGGCCGGCACTGGCGCCCGCTGACGATGATCTTTTCATCGATCGGGTTGTACATGGTTGCCTTCCAGGGATATTTCATCTGGCTTCCGGTCGCCCTCACCCGGATCTTCGGCGCGTCTCCGAGCGAGAACGGGTTCGGGATGGGCGCCGGCAGCGCAGTCGGAATGATCTGCGGGGTTGCGCTCGGGATCGTCCTGATGCGCCGTTTCCTGCCGCGATTGGGGGCGATCACCGCGTTGCGGCTGTCCTCGACTGTGATGGCGGGATTCGCGCCGTTGCTGATCCTGTTCGTCTTCATCGCGCAGGCCTGGCAGGGCTATGTGCTGTTCGGCCTGATGATGGTCCCGGGGACGATGGTCGGTTCGCTGATCCCGAACATCTTGCAGGATCTGGCGCCGGAAGCCCTGCGCGCCAGGATCATCGCGATCAACACGATCTTCACCGGCCTGCTCGCCGGGGCAGCGCCCACGCTGATGGGGTTTCTGTCCGACACGCTCGCCAGCGAACGCGGCTTGCTGCTCGCGATGTTCGGCATATCCTTTCCGGCCTGGATCGCGGCCCTCATGCTGATGCGCCTGTCGGAAAAGCCGCTGCGGCGGTTGGTCGCGGAGATCGGCTGACACCGGGCGGCGACCGGCGCCAGGGGCGCAAGTCCCGACCAAAACGCGCGCGCCGGCACTGGCGCCGTTCGGACGCTCGCGCCAGGCGCGCCAATCCGCCGGCGTCGCGCGCCTGAGAGGACGATCCGGAACAGTTCGCGCGGCCGCGATCGATCGGGAGTGGTAGCGGAGGAGGGACTCGAACCCCCGACACGCGGATTATGATTCCCTGACGACCCTTTGATTTTGCACGGTTTTTCTCCCAACTAGGGGAATAACGGGCCGTGCAAAGTCAATACGTTACGAACGGAAATCCAACTGTCTTGGACGTTCCTAGACACGAAAACGCCGTCCCGGATGGACCCCGGAACGGCGCTCTACATGCCACCGACGACCATGCCCTAGGAAAGTCGCCAGCGGTATATCAATACCAGTCCGGCGGAATCGGAGCAAGCGAACAAGGGGGGGACAAGGCCGCTGGCAGGGGCAAGACCCAGCGGTCCCCGGAGAAGCCCGGCAAGCGCGATCAGGCGACCGGAGGTCCTAGCGGGCATGATGGCAGCGGTTCGCGCCCCAGCGGTGGCCCGACAGACGATTTCATGGATGTCCCGCGCAATCTGGTCGCGGCGCTCGACCTCGCCGGGCAAGGGCTGGCGGTTTTCCCTATTCGCCACCGTGGCACCGACGACAAAGGCCGGGAGAGGTGGACCCCGATAACCGGCTGGCAGGAATCGGCCTCCAGCGACTTCGCCCGGATCGCGGAATGGTGGACGGACTGGCCTGACGCGCGCGTTGGCCTGCCGACCGGCGAACGCAATGGTCTCGTGGCGCTCGACCTCGACACGAAGAACGGAAAGGACGGCGTGGCGGCCATGGCCGCTATCGGCTTCCCGGACATTGCTGCCCTGTCGCCTGTTCGAGTGCGGACGCCTAGCGGCGGTTGTCACCTCCTATTCCGCAACGACGGCGGCCTCCGAAACTCCGCGTCCAAAATCGGTCCCGGCATAGATGTTCGGGCGGAGGGCGGATTCATCGTCGCACCCGGATCATGGAAGGGCGACCGCCGCTATATGCCGGAGGGGGAGCCGGTCGGCACGGTCGCCCTGCCGTCGTTCCCGGAGAAGCTGACGGGATTGGCCGGAGGCCGCGCGCCGGTCACTTCGCCGCCCGTGGAAGATGACGGCGACGATCTGGACATCTGGGCAGCCCCGAACCGCGACAAGATCAAGAGCGCGCTGGCGGCGCTGCCGGCGGAGGTCCGGGACGACCGGGACCAATGGCTCCGCGTCGGCATGGCCCTGCACCATGAGTTTCGCGGCGGCGATGAAGGATTCGACCTCTGGAACGACTGGAGCAAGGATAGCCCGGAACACGGCAAGCAACGCGCTCAGCGGGAGGACTGGGCATCGTTCGGCGGCGACGACCGCAAGCCCGTTGCCATTGCGACGCTCTACGCCATGGCGAAGGATCACGGCTGGAACGCCAAAGTCTCCGCGCCACGGGAGCCTTCCCGGCTCCAGCTTCTCACCCCAGCCGATTGCACCAATGCCCCGGCGCGCGGCTACATCATCAAGGGCCTGATCGCCCCGCGCGATGTCGCTTGCATTTTCGGCGCGCCGGGCGGCGGCAAATCCACCATTGCCCCGCATCTGGGCTATCATGTTGCACGGGGCGAATCCGTGTTCGGATTGCGGACGAAGCCGGGCAAGGTCCTCTATGTAGCGGCGGAGGACGCCCACGGCATGAAGAACCGCGTGGCGGCGCTCCGCCGCCGGGATGGCGACGCCCCGGACTTCTATGTCGTGGACGGCGTGACCGATCTGCTGGAGGAGGACAGCCCGGACCTTGCCGCGTTGCGTGACGCGGTGGAGGAGGTCCGGCCCGCCCTGATCTTTATCGACACGCTGGCAATGGCGTTCCGCGATCTGGAGGAGAACGACGCCCAGAGCATGAATCAGGTTGTCCGCATTGCGCGCTCGCTGACGTGCCACGGAGCGGCTGTCGTGTTGATCCACCATGGCACGAAGGCGGAAGGATCGACGCCGCGCGGGCATAGCGTGTTGAACGGCGCGCTGGACGTGGCGCTCCAGCTTCTCCCGGCGGACAGTGACCGGGTTATCCGGGGCAGGCTCAGCAAGAACCGAAACGGGCCGCCGGACCTCGACATTGCTTTCCGCGTGGCGTCGGAGGAACTGGGCAGGGATGACGATGGCGACGCGATCACCGCTGCCATTGTGGACGAACTGCCAGCCGGGGCCGCACCACGCGCGCCACGTTTGCCGGTCGGACAGCGGGAGGCCCTTGCCATGCTCCATGAGCTTGAGGCGAACGGGCAGCCGGTGACGGAGGAGGAATGGCGGGACGCCTGCATAGAGTCCCGGCGCGTCTCGCAATCGGAGGATCGCGACAACCGAAAGCGGGCGTTCAACCGAGCGCGGACGGGGCTGTTCCGGGCCGGGCTGATCCTGCTGTCCGATTATCGTGTCACGGTCGCTCGCCAGCCGGACTTTGAATGGCCGGACGACGGGGAGGACGACATATGAGCTACCTTGTCGATTTCAGGACGCCTCCGGCGCTGGGGACGCGGATCACGACAAAGGCGCGGGAATACCGGCTGGAGCGAGTCCAAAGCCATGTTCGCAAGTCGGATGGCGTGGCCTCGTTCGTGCTGCATTGGCGCGATCAGGATGGCCGTCACTTCACCTCCGGGATGCGGTCCAAGGGCATGACAAGGATAGTCCGATGAACCGGGACACGCCGGGACATTGCCGGGACATGCCGGGACAGTCCCGCTTGAGGTTGCCGGGACGGACCGGGACATGTGTCTTAGGACATGTCCCGATGTCCCGCCCTCCGCGACTGAGCGGGCGTCCTATCCGCCTTTCAGAGTCTGAATCGACGGGTCCCTCCCGGCCGGGTGCCGTTGGGGGGACGCTGAGCCGCAGCATTTCGATCAGGGCAGCAAAATGATTCAGACTTCCGTTAGCCGCAATTCAGATTCTGAGATTTCAACCGTGGAGCTTGCCGACTGGCTGGGCGTGTCCGAACGCGCGATTTCTGATTATGTCCGCAAAGGGATCATCGCCCGGAGCGCACCCGGTAAATTCAAGCTCCGGGAATCCGTTAAGGCCGTTACCAGCCACCTCCGGGAACTATCTGCCCAACGTGGTGCATCATCGGCGGGCCTGACTGCCCAACGCGAACGCATTGCACGGGAGCAAGCGGACAAGCTGGAAATGCAGAACGCGGCGACCCGGCGCGAACTGTTGCCCGCGCAAGTGGTCGCCGATGAATGGGCGTCGATCCTCCGGCTGGTCCGCTCCCGGATGCTGGCGACGCCCAGCCGGATTCAGCAGCAGCTAGGGCACCTGTCCGCCCATGACCTCGACATCATAGACCGGGAAATCCGGGACGCGCTGGAGGAGCTTGCGAACAATGGGCTTTGAACGCGCGATATTGCCGGTTCGGCTGGAGGCCCTTTCGGCGCTCAGGCCGCCGCCGCGCCTGCCGCTTTCCCGGTGGATCGAATCTAACCTCCGACTGCCGGACGACGTGTCGGCGCTCCCCGGCGATGTCCGGCTATGGGCTTTCCAGCGCGATATTGCCGACGCCATGTCCAACCCGACCCTTGAGCGCGTGACTCTGGTGAAATCGGTTCGCGTCGGGCTGTCCACCTTATTGACGGCAACCGTCGGGAGCTTCGCGGCGAATGAGCCGTCCCCGATCTTGCTCCTATTGCCGACGGAAGCGGATTGCCGTGACTTCATGGTTTCCGACATGGAACCGATTTTCGCCGCCACGCCCGCGCTTGCTGGACTGCTGAGCGATGATAGCGCGGAAGGCGGGCGCAACACGTTGCTGTCCCGGCGCTTCCCCGGCGGGTCGCTCAAGGTGGTGGCGGCAAAGTCGCCCCGGAACCTCCGCCGCCACAATGTCCGCGTCCTGCTGATCGACGAAGCGGACGCGATGGAACCGGGAGCGGAGGGCAGCCCGGTCCTGCTGGCGGAGCGCCGGACTCTGTCGTTCGCAAACAGAAAAATAATAATGGGGTCCACGCCAACGCTGGAGGCGACCAGCAACGTCCTTCGTGCCTATACCCAGTCAGACCAGCGCGTGTTTGAGGTCCCTTGCCCCGAATGTGACACTTTCACCGAAATCCAATGGTCGCATATCGAATGGCAGCCGGACCAGCCGGAGACGGCGGCGTTCCGCTGCCCACATTGCGCGGAAATCATTTCGGAACGGCACAAGCCTGCCATGATCGACGCGGGCGGCTGGCGCGCCACCCGCCCGGAGGTGGAAGGTCATGCCGGATTCCGCGTTAACGCGCTGGTCTCTCCCCATGCGAACGCGGCGTGGGGCAAGCTGGCAGCGGAGTTCCTTGCCGCAAAGGGCAGCCCGGACATGCTCCAGACGTTCGTGAACACGATTCTGGCGGAAGGCTGGCGGGAAGCTGCTGACGAACTGGAGGAAAGCGAATTGCAGGCCCATGCGGAACCGTGGGGCCTCGACAATATCCCGCCGGAGGTCCTTGTCGTCACGGCTGGCGTGGACGTGCAGGACGACCGGCTGGAAATCACATTCATCGGCTGGAGCCGGGACGCCGCGTTGATCCTTGGGCATATCGTCATCTGGGGCAGCCCCGGCGACGATTCCACATGGGCGGAACTGGACGACCTGTTGCGGACGGCATGGCCGCATCCGCGCGGCGGAACGCTCCGCCTGGACTCGGCGATCATTGACTCCGGCGATGGCGATTGGACCGCTCATGTCTATGCGTTCTGTCGCTCCCGGTTCGGACGCAAGGTCATGGCTGGGAAAGGCGTGGCGGGAACGCGCCCGCCTGTCACCGCGTCCCAGTCCAAAGGCGTGAAGCTGTTTCTTGTCGGCGTGGACGGACTGAAATCGCAGATTCTGACTCGCCTGTCGCGGGGTCGGACCATCCGATTCAGCGATAGCCTTGAAACGGCATGGTATGAGCAACTGGCATCGGAGCGCCGCGTCGTCCGATATGTGCGCGGGCAGCCCGTCCGCCGGTTTGAGCGCAAGCCGGGAATGAGGGCGGAGGCGCTGGATTGCACGGTTTACGCCTTCGCCGCCCGTCACCTTGTCACGGCCAATCTGGACCGGCGGGAGGAGGAGCTATCCACGCCCGCTGCGCTCCCTCCAGCCGTGTCGCCGGTTATCCGGTCGAAATGGCTTATTCGTCGTTAGCTTTCCGCGCATTGCTTTCCGGCGGTTGCGGACGATCCAAACTACCGGGACAGATACTGTTAGCGGAATGTTCGGCAGTGATTAGCGCCATACAAGCACATCTATTGGCTGAGTTCCGAAGATATTCCGAGACACTGCTGATATAATCCGAACGATCCGATCTCAGCTTACTAACGCGGCCAAAGTCTGCATTCCATCTGTCAAACTCTGCATCCCAAAGTTCCGATTCTTTTCGGGTCATCTCATATGCTACCCCCCGAGGAGTTTGAACGGGACGGCCAAACCTCTGCGGCCGATCTGGCCACGGTACTAGATCAGGGACTTGAGGGCGATACGGATGCAAATAAGCGCATAGTTTTGGCGCTTTTTCTCTTATCTCCGCAAAATAGGGAACGAGTTCGCTGCTATCACCCGGTGCGGAAACTTGGTTAAGTGAGGATAGGACCTGATCGCCGGAGATATAATAATCGCCTTCAAAGCGGTCTCCCCGCCCAAACGTGATTTGCAACAATGCACCTTCGAACGCTCTCTGCCGTCGAAACAAGTCAACCAACAGTCGTTGTCGCGTGATTTCGGTTCGCAAGCTCCCCGCTTCGCCGCGTGACTCTGCGAGAGACTGTTGAGTGACTAGGGATTGCCGTTGAACCCTCCCAAGCTGACTTTCGGCATTTTGTAGCTGTCCTTGTGCCTCAATGTAGGTAGCGATTACGCGATTTGTCGAAGCTTCGAGTTGCGACAAACGCTCCTCCCTAGCCGCAGCGGTTTGTCTCACTCGCGCGGAGTCGTCCGACAATCTATTAAGCTCGCTATTTCTGCGACTGATTTCCGAACGAAAGTAGTCCTCTAACCCGGAAATCTGCGTAGTTGTCCAGAAGCTTACGATGGCAACTAATAGTGCAGCGCCTGCGACAAATACGTTCATCCATTCGCGCAATTCGGCCCAATTTCTCTGAGCCGCTTTGCCCGGTTGATCTTCGGTGTGATCTGACATCGTGCTGCCCCCCGACTACGGATTATCGGATTGATCAAAAAAGAAAAGGCCGTGCAGGCGTAACCACCCCCTGCACGGCCTTCCCGGAAATCAAGGCCCGTTGGCAGACGGACCTCACTCTTAGGAGACGCCAAGCCGGTGGATACGAACACCGGAAAGGCGGTTTGCCGAACGCTAGGTCCCCGCGACTTCGCGCCCGGCGAATCACTCTATAGATGCAAACCTCTTGACCTTCAACCTACGACTCACGTAGGATGAAGGAAATGGAGGTGCAAATGACGGATTCGTTGGATAGCATGACGGTCGGGCAGCTTGCCGCGCATATCGTCAATAAACTTGGTCGGAATACAGAACCGTTCGTCGCCCGCCAACTACGGACCTTGCTCCAGCGGGAATCAATCATCCCGACGGAACGCACGGGCGAAGGCGAGGTGCGGACGGCCCTTTTCAGTGACGAAGCGATGGCCCGTGCCAGCGTGATCCTCGTTCTGAACTCGCGCTATATCCCTCATGACGAATTGAAGGTCGCCTTCCGCTGTCTCGATAATGTCGCGGAGGAGGACAAAGGCCCGGCGGGCAAGCTGGCGATCAATCGTTTCGCCCGTGTTCTGGAGCGCGTCCGCGAAGGCGAGGAGTGGTTTTTCAACTTCTACACGTCACCGTTTGCGGAACCCGGCGGCGTTCTGTCGCGTAAGCCGCTGCCGGTGCCGCCGCTTATGCCCGGCTATACGACGACAATTGTGCCCCTGAGCGAGCATGTCGCACCTCTGTTCGCAGAGAATGAGGCGAACTGATCGTGGCTCTCCCGTCGTTCATGAACCGGATATTCAGCCGCACCGCAAAGCGGGAACGGGCCGCCGGGCGCGATTTGCTCCGGCGCGGCTTTGACGTGACCAGCGGGCGGCGCGGGAATCCGACGCTCAATAGCTGGGCGGCGGAAACGACATCGGCAACGCATATGGCCGCCCGAAAGGCGCGGTATCTCTACGCGAACAACTCATGGTGCTTTAACGGCGTCCAGACTTGGGTGACGGCGCTTATCGGGCCGGGCGCGACGCCAACGCCCCAGCATCCGAACCGCGAAACCCGCCGCATGGTGCAGGCCGTGTTCGCGCGTTGGGGCATCGTCGCCGATTATGACGGCATCACCGATTTCGCGGGCATATGCGCCGCCGCTGCCCTGTCCATGGTGGTGAGTGGCGAAGCCTTTATCCAGATTCTGACGACGGACGAAGGATTGCGGCTCCGGCTGATCGACCCCGGACAGGTGGACATCGCCCACACCCTTGAACTGAGTTCGGGCGGACGGATTGTCGCGGGGATCGAGTTCGATGCCGCCGGACAGCGCGTCGCCTACTGGGTCCGCCCAGTCGATCCGACCGCGATCTATGAGGGCTATGCGCCGCCCGTGCGCGTCCCCGCTGCCGACATGGTGCATCTGTTCAAGCCATTGGGGCCGGGACAGGTGCGCGGGATTTCGTGGCTGGCCCCGGTCATTATGCGCGCCGGGGAACTGGACCAGTTTGAGGACGCCGAACTTGTGAAAAACAAGGTGCAGGCGATGCTCATGGGCTTTCTGATCGACCAGAATGGTTCGTCGGCGGGCTTCCCGTTTGAGGGCGTCACCGCCGATTCCATCATGGAAACAGGGCTGGAGCCGGGAACGATCAAGGTCCTGCCGTCCGGTTATGACATCAAGTTTTCCTCTCCCGCTCAGGGACAGCAGGCCGTCGAATATGCCAAGCTCCAGCTTCGCGGCATCGCGGCGGGCCTTGGCATCCCGGAATATCTGCTGACTGGCGACCTGACTGGAGCGAACTATTCATCCCTCCGGGCCGGGCTGCTGGAGTTCCGCCGCCGCGTGGAGGCAATCCAATTCCAGATTATCGTCCCGCAACTGTTGCGTCCGATCTGGCAGCGGTTCGTCACGACCGCCGTTCTGACCGGCGAAATCGACGCGCCGGACTTTGAGTCCAACGCGGACGATTGGTTCGCCTGCGAATGGATCATGCCCGCGCAAGAGTGGATCGACCCGGAGAAGGACGCGCGCGCCACGTCGGAAATGATTTCCGCCGGGCTAACCTCCCGCCGCCGGGCCGTCGCGGCTCAGGGCTACAGCGTGGAGGAGTTGGACTCCGAGATCATCGCCGACCGGGAGCGGGAACACGAACTGGGCCTGTCCTTCGGAGAAGCAAGGGAGGCCGCCGGTGCCCCCGCATGATCCGTCCTATTTCGTCCATGTCGAGCATCTGGGCACCGAACAGAAGCTGTTCATTGGCCGCCATAACGGCCTGCTGGTCCCCGTTCTGCAAGGCATCATCCTCGACCATGCCCGGATCACGGACGCGGGCGGTCGGCTGGATTGGGAGCATCTGAAATATGCCTATCGCGACCATGGTTGTCCTCTCCCGAAATCCGCGCTCAGGAGTGACGGCAATGTCTATCCGCTCGCTCGATAGGCTCGAAATCCGGCGGGCGCGGGCGACCTTTGAGCCGTCTACGCTGGACCGCGAAAACCGCACCGTGGAGGCTGTCATTGCCACGGACTCCCCGGTTCCGATGCCGGGAAGGATCGAGCGCCTTTCTATGGTGCCGGATGCTGTCGCGCTGCCGACGCGCATGGTCCTGCTAGACGCCCACAACCAAGGCAGCATCGGCAACATTCTCGGATACGCGGACAACTTCCGCTTTGAGGGCGGTCGCCTGCTGGCGACCCTCCACGTTCGGGATGACCGTGCCTTTGAGCTTATCGCCGATGGAATCCTGACCGGATTGAGCATCGGATACCGAGTCCAGAAATTCACCGACCGCCGCGAAGCCGGGACGGGCCAACTGGTCCGCACCGTGACCCGCTTCGCGATTGTCGAGTGTAGCCTTGTCGCTGTCCCCGCCGACGCCAACGCCACAATCAGGAGTCATCCCGTGGAAGAAAATGAAGTCATCGAACCGGGGCAGCAGGAAATCATTTCCGACCCGCCCGAAAACGAAACGCGGGCGGAAGTGAACGCCCAGATTCGCAGTATCGCCCAGACCGCCGGACTGGGGGATGACTTTGCTAACCGCATGATCGACGAAGGCCGGGACCTGCTACATACGCGGGCCGCTGCTTTCGACGCTATGCAGCGCCGGAGCGAGGCTCCAAACCCAATCAGGGGCTTGAGATTGCCGGCGTTCGTTGATTCACTGCCGTCATAGGGACGGAGGTGAGCATGGCGGCGTTGTTCTGGCTTTCGGACGAGGCGTGGGCGGCGATCGAACCGCACCTGCCACGGAACCAGCCCGGAGCCCGGCGGGTGGATGACAGGCGGGTGATCTCCGGTATCCTGCACGTGCTGAAGACCGGCTGCCGTTGGGTCGATTGTCCCTCAGCCTACGGGCCGGCCACCACCGTCTACAACCGGTTCAACCGCTGGTCTCGCCGCGGCTTCTGGCTCCGGCTGCTGGACGCGCTCGTTGAGGCAGGCGCGGTGACGAAGAGCACCGCGATCGACAGCACCTACGTCAAAGCCCAGCGCTCCGCCTTTGGAGGAAAAGGGGGGCGCGAACTCAGGCGATCGGTCGGTCCCGGGGAGGGAGCACGACCAAGATCCACGCGCTCACCGATGTTGTCGGCCGCCCCTACGCGCTGATGCTGACGCCGGGCAATGTGGCCGATGTGAAAGCCGCGCCCGAGCTTCTCGCCCGCGCCAGCCAGGCGCGCTACGTGATCGCCGACAAAGGCTACGATGCCGACGCCCTTCGCCGTTTGCTCAGGACCAAAGGCACTGTGCCGGTCATTCCGGGCCGCTCAAGCCGAAAGCGCGCGATCCGCTATGATCGAGAGCGCTACCGAGCGCGGCACCTGGTCGAGAACGCCTTCTGCCGGCTCAAGGACTCGACCCGCTACGACAAGCTCGCCGCCAACTTCCTCTCGGCCGTCGCGCTCGCCACCGCTGTCGCCTTCTGGCTGTGAATGAGTCTGAGCCCGAATATCCGTGTCGGCCCGTCCGGCGATGATCCCGCCGTGGTGCATGAGCGGATGGCGGACGCTCTGGCTTGCCGGGCGATGGGCACCGAACCGAACGAAGCGGCGCGGCCTTATATCAACCTTGGCCTGTCCGACATGGCGCGTCTGAGCCTCCAGCGTTCTGGCGCGACCGGCATTGCCACGCTCAGCCGGGAGGAAATCCTGACTCGTGCCATGCACGTTACCAGCGATTTCCCGAACCTGTTGAACGCCACCGGCAACCGGATTCTCATGCCAGCCTATCAGGCCGCACGGTCGCCGCTGTTCCAACTGGCGCGTCAGCGGACGGCAGATGATTTCCGTCCGGTGTCGCTTCTCAGGCTGCGCGAGTTCGGGAAGCTCCAGAAGGTCACGGAAGCCGGGGAGATCAAGGCCCTGACGACCGGCGAAGCTAAGGAAGGCTATTCGCTGGAGACGTTCGGGGGCATGTTCGCCCTGTCCCGCAAGGCGATCATCAATGACGACCTTGGCGCGTTCGCGCGCTGGGCGGAGATGATGGGCCGGGCCGCCGCCGAAACGGAAGCGGACCAGCTTGTCACCCTGTTGACCAGCAACCCGGTCATGGAGGACGCCAAAGCCCTGTTCCATGCCGATCATGGCAATCTGGCGGCGGCTGGTGCGGCTCCTGACGTGGCCTCGCTTTCCGCTGCCCGGCTGGCGCTTCGTCGTCAAAAGGGTTTGGACGGCGTGTCACCGATCAGCGCGACGCCCAAGTTCATCCTTGCCGCGCCGGAACTGGAAACGACCTTTGAGAAGCTGCTGGCCGAACTGGCAGCCGCCAAGGTGGACGACCAGAATCCGTTCTCCGGCAAAATGACGCTGCTGATCGAACCGCGCCTGTCCGGGGAAGATTGGTATGTGTTCGCGGACCCGGCGATGTTGCCCGTCCTCGAATATGCCTACCTGTCGTCCGCTCAGGGTCCCCAGATTGCCAGCCGCGACGGCTGGGAAACACTGGGCCGGGAGTTCCGCGTCGTCCTCGACTTCGGTTGCGGCGCGGTGGACTGGCGCGGGGCCTATCACAATCCGGGAGAGGATGACCTGTAATGGCATCCTTGGCCGACCTCCAGAAATGGCGCGATGCCCTGTTCGAGTCCCGGATGAACGGAATCCGTTCCGTCCGGGACCAGAACGGGGATGAAGTCACCTATTCGTCCGACCGTGAAATGGCCGCCGCCTTGGCCGCCGTGGAGCGGGAGATTCAGGCGATGACCGGCGGTCGGCCTCCCTCCACGATCATTTTCCGAACCTCGAAAGGGCTTTAGCCATGAAGAACTATATCCAGCCGGGCAACACGCTCACGCTGACCGCTCCGGCGGAAATCATTTCCGGCGGCGTCGTTATCGTCGGGTCGATCATCGGCGTTGCCAATGGCGACGCGGCGGACGGCGCGCCGGTCGATGTCGATACCGTCGGCGTGTTCCGCCTGCCCAAGACTTCGGCGCTCGCAATCGCGGCGGGCGATGCCGTCTATTGGGATGCCGCTAACGGCGTCGTCAACAAGACTGCCAGCGGCAACACGAAACTGGGCGTGGCGACGGAATCCGTCCCCAACCCCAGCCCGAATGTCGCTGTCCGCCTTAACGGGTCGTTCTGAGGCAGCAATGGCCCGGACGCCCGCCAGCTTTAAGCAAACCGACGTGCTGCGAGCGGTGAAAGCCGTTCAAGCCGCCGGGCTTGAAGTGGCGGGCGTCGAGGCCGCGCCGGACGGAACTATCCGAGTCCTGACCTCCAAATGCTCCCCTGTCCCGACCTCACCTTTTGATGAGTGGAAGCAACGTCATGCGAGTTCGTCTTAAGGGCATCAACCGGATAACCAAGAAACTGGCTTCCGGTGAGTCCGTCACCTACTATTACGCTTGGAAGGGCGGTCCCCGGCTGGAGGGAACGCCCGGCTCTCCTGAGTTCCATGCGAGCTATAACCGCGCCGTGGTATCGCGCCGGGCAGCGCCAAAGGACCGCCTCCAGTCGATATTCGACAAGTTCGAGGCGTCCACGGATTTTGCCGATCTCGCTGAGCGGACCCGGAAGGATTACCGCAAGCTCTTGCGCGTCATTGAATCTGAGTTCGGCGACTTCCCGGTTGCCGGGCTGGAGGACCGCCGGACCAGAGGCGAGTTCCTAGCGTGGCGCGAACGGCTGGCAGTGAAGTCGCGGCGGCAAGCGGACTACGCTTTCGCGGTCCTCGCTCGCTCCCTGTCATGGGCATACAATCGCGGCCTTGTTCCGGTGAATCCGTGCGAGCGTCCGGGCCGCCTTTATCGCGCCAGCCGCTCCGAAGCCGTCTGGTCCGATGAGGACGAAGCCGCGTTCTACGCGAAGGCCCCGGCTCACCTCCACTTGGCGCTGAGGCTGGCGCTCTGGACCGGGCAGCGGCAAGGCGATCTTCTCCGGCTGACGTGGGCTGCCTATGACGGAACTCATATCCGGCTGAGGCAGCGCAAAACGAAAGTCCCGGTCCATATCCCCGTCGGCGCTCCGCTAAAGGCGGCGCTGGACGAAGCGAAGCGCAAGCTGGCGGAGCGGGACGACAAAAAGCCCCGGCCTCTGACGATCCTCGCAACCGAGCGTGGCACGTCATGGACGGAGTCCGGCTTCCGCGCGTCATGGCGCAAGGGCTGCCAAAAGGCGGGCGTGACGGACCTCACCTTCCACGACCTCCGGGGCACCGCCGTTACGCGGCTGGCGAAGGCGGGTTGCACCGTGCCGGAGATTGCGACGATCACCGGGCACAGCCTTAAGGACGTGGGGACGATCCTCGATAGTCACTATCTGAATCGCGATAGCGCGCTTGGGGAATCCGCCATCCGCAAGCTCGAAAGGGGAACAAAGTCTCCCAACTGA